AGGTAAGCTAGGTTTTCCGTCTCATCTTGAGGTTTGAGCATTTGCTCCATCATCTCAAGACGTTGCGCGTATTGATCGCGCAGAGCCTTAGCTTCTTGAACCGCTTGGCGCTCGGCCTCAACCGCCTTACGTTCCTCAGCTACAGCTTGCGATTTCTTGGTGTAATCAGTGCCAAGTTGATATGACTTGATAAGCTCATCTAGGGTTACCTCCCGTTCTTCGCCAGCGGCTTTGACACGGAATCTTTGAGGTTCCTCGGCTTCTTCAACGACATCATCTTGTTCTACCTCTGATTCATCATCAGATTCGGCCTCGCTCTCGTTGGCTTCTGCTTGGAGTTCAGGTTGTCCGTCGGAGCCTTCTTCTCCACCCATTAAGCCCAAGAAAGCGTTAGCTGCACCTTCTACCGTCAACTCACCACTACCCTCAGGTGTCGTGTTCTGAGTATCGCTCATTTAGTTTCCTTAATTATATCGGGAACCGCCCGACTCGGTTACAAAATCTTTAATCTCCCATCCTTTATTTTCTTGTCTGCGACCATCCCTTGAAGATGATCCTCAAGACTCTCAATAACCCTTAACCGGATATATGCCTGTTCTCTTGAGTCAATGTCGTTAGTCTCACTCATTGCGAATCTGTTAATTTCCTGATTCTTCAAGTCTTGCATCATTTCCTTAAAGTAATCATCTCGGAGTAAGTTCTCAGCCCATTGAGATTTATTCATCGTCCTAAAAGTCCTGTAGGAATACGCAATTCAGTAGGTGACGCAAATGGACTCATGCCCATAGACTGACGATAATCAGCCCACATCTGCGCCTTGTTGTAAATCTCATCAGTAGGATAATTTCCTTGCAGCAAGTAATTGATCTCATCCTGAGTCAATGTAGGAACCAATGATGGGAAGCTACGTCCTTCTTCATCAGTAACCGATATTTCAGTGGATTGCCCATCAGCAGCAGGAAGCAGACCAAAATATCCCTTGCCCTTCATGCTCAATGGCTCACTAGGGCTTTCAGCGTACCTAGCGCCAAAGTTAAGTAACCCTAGTAGTCCGTTCATTGCATCCCTTTAGTCAGTGCTCCTAGTTCTTTCAGAGCCTTCAGAGTCAGTTCCGTTTGCTTGTTCTTGGTATCTTCATCAGCCAGATCAAGTGCCAATACAGCCTGAAGTTGTTTAACCGCAAGTTCAGCCTCTTTAATGCGAAGTTCAGCCGAATCACGCTGATTCTTCATCTGCATCTCAATACCCTTGCGCGTGTACTCTGCCTCTAAAGTCTGACGCTCCAGATCAAGTTTCGCCGCGTCAATCTGGGCTTTTGCCTGAGTCTTTTCCCGTTCAACTTGTGCCAACATCTGTGCGACCTCTGCTTGTGCATCGGGAGCAGGAGGCTGAGGCTGAGAAAGTTGTGCATTAACCTCTGGCGTAATCTCATTCATGAACTCCGAGGCATCTTTAAATCCAGCAGCCTCAATGAACTTAGCCAATGTGTTACGGTATTGCATCACGCTAACCAATGGATTAGCCGCACCGTATTGCTGGATAATCTGCTCTTGCTTAGCGAGAATCATCTGAAGCATCGTTAGCTTCTGCTCTCTATCCCCAGAACCAAGACCAACATTGACCGAAATATCGTACTCATTAGCCCATGTACGAGGGTCATACTGGACGTACTGACCACGCATACGGATTAGCTTAGGCTTGTCCTGATACTTGCCTAGAAGCCTCAGAATGCCCTTAAACAAGCTCTTAACGCCTGTCTCTGCGAACACACGAGCAATCAACTCCAGCTTGCCAGAGTTAGACTTCATCATCGCAGCTACAGCAGCAGCCGTAACATTAGACAACACATCTGGGTCAAGACCTTGTTGCGCGTCATTCACACCTGTGCGCTTGGCCTGAACCTGATCCAGATACTCCATCATCGGGAGAGCCTGACCGAACGTGCTCTGAACCGTTAGCGGAACCAAAGCATTCGGAGACTTCAGACGGATAATCCCACCCGGCGTAGCGTTCAACAGGTCATCCAGATTCACCTGACCATCTACAGCACCTACACGAGCGTTATTCGTCAGGTACATATTGTCTAGAGACTGACGAGTAATCGTCGATTTCTCTAGCTGAATATCCACCACACGATCAGCCAATGACTGACCAAAGAACTTATGAGGGATAGGAATGGGGCAAATACTGTGGAACGGAATATAGTCGCATTCTTCATCGTCAAGGATTTCTGAGCCGCAATAGACAATCTTTCTCAGTTCAGCAATGCCATCCTCATCCTCATCGATACGGATATAGCACTCGTATACCTCAACCGTCTGCATTGACTGATCTAGACTGATATTCTGGTCTGGCTGCTCACCATTCTGGAATCGTGCTACTCGTTCCTCCGAGAACTCCAGATCATTGTAGGTCGGCAGACTATCAACCATCTCCTTGTCATAGCCTAACGCTATCAAGTCACTACGCGGCATTAGACGACGATGAGCTACAAACTGAGCAGTCTCAATGTCTTTAGCTGACTTGGAGATAAGGAATTCTTCAGGTGGGACATTCTCGATCTTGACGCAGCCGTACTCTTTCTTACGCTGGACATAGACCTCGTACTTAGGAATCTGCATGACATTCCCAAGCATATCGACTACTTCTTCGAACTCTACTTCCTGCTTGATAACCTCTAAGGATTGATCTGCCAGCAATAGAGCAAGCTCATCTTCAGACAGGTTCTCGTATTCTTCTTTAATAACGTCTACACGCTCATCCCAATAAGACTTAACGACACCTACCTTCTGAAGCAGCGCATCTTTGAACCAGTTATGAAGTATCAGGAGTCCGTCATTCTCACGGTAGAACACCCAATTGCAATAGTCTGTGGCCTGTTTAGCAGATTCCTCGTCGCCGGGACTCTTAGGCTCAAAGTAGACAATATCCTCTGTAGTCGTAAAGACTCGGATAAGTTGAGGGAGAGCACCATCGATAGCCTCTGCGACTTCGCCGGTGACAATCTGGCTGCGACCTTCAACCTCATTACCGTAAGGTTGGCGCAAGTAATACTCTAACGCTCGTTTACGATCCTCTACTGTCTCAGAATCAATGTAACCAAGCGAGTTATCTATTTCATTCTCAAGGATGCCCTTGATTGTGCCTGAATCGAGCATAACAGCCCCTATGGGAAATTTTGCTCATTATACAACCCATCTAACATTATTTGGCAACGGTTTTGACCACGAACCATCCGATTCGTCAAGACCTACTGCTAAATATCTCATTGCATCAGAGAAATGTGACGACCAGTCATGAAGTGGCTTGTCATAGAACACACTCCGCTTCTCGTCATATTCCTTACGATAGTTCCTCAAAGCATTTAATCCCTGCTTTGTATCAGGATGGAACCAGCATCTAGGAAGCAGCCTTCTGGTGGCCTGAATACCGTCTGCAATCGATAGCCTCGGAGCAACAGTCACGTTTAGGCCAGCTTCCTGCAATACTTCCTTACGGCTCTTACCTGTGCCTAGTTCTCTTACCTCAACATCATGAGGGAGAATATGGTCAAAGCTTTGGTAATTATTCTCGCGCAACCATGATACATACCAGTCTAGTCCTACTCCGTGGTTTTCAACGCAGTCCAGTAAACGTACCTCTTTTCCAGCCACTTGAGCAACCCAGATAGCCGTTGAATCGCCCATCCCAATATCCCAAGCAGTAAAAGAACGACAGAGATCGTCACGAGGAAACTCGGCAATACGACCATTAGCCTCAAGATCATTGATAATTGAGCCATAGTAACTACCCTCCACCGCTGCATTAAACGAGCACTCGAACTCTTGGTCATACTTGTCCTGCCCCATTTCCCTTAAAGCAGCCTTAAGTTCTTGCTCTGGGATAATCTTAGTCTGACTGGCCTTGAACTCTAGGAATGACCAATCAGCTTCAGTCTTGGCTCTTTCTGCTAGATCATGGAAATGGTTATTACCTTTAGGAGTCCCAATGAACAAAGCCCACCCAAGACGATCTGCCAACGCTGGACGTATGATCTCGTTCCAAATCTTAGGGTTCTGATCCCCAACCTCATCGAGGCATACTCCGTCAAAGTACTGACCCCTAAGACTATCAGGATTGTCAGACCCGTAAAGACTAATCCTACGCCCCCAAAAATCAACGCGTAACTCAGCAATGTTAGCGATAGCTCCAAGTGGCCTTGTATATTCTAGTAAGTAATCCCAAGCAATCCTTTTGGCTTGACCATAAGTAGGCGCGATATACGCTAGTCGAGGGTTTGGCTTCTCGCATTGGATTGCACTCTTAATCAGATGATTGATAGCCGCTACAGTTTTGCCAGCACGACGATGCATGACAGCAACTACAAACCTGTGCTTATCTAACGCCTCATGTAACTCGTACTGGTGAGGTCTTGGCTTGTAATCTATCTGTATCTCTTTCATTTCTTCCAAGATACAACAAGAGGCGCTCCATCAGCCCCGGTAATCTCCTGCTTCTGTGTCTCAGCCCATCGCATCTGAGCCTTAGTCCACCAGATCAATGCAGTCGTGTCCCCGCTTTGAGCCTTGTTAAATAGCGTTTTAGCTATCTGAGCGCTTGCCTTAGCTTTCCCCAAGTCTAGTTGCTCCCTGTAATGCTTCCGCAGCGTCTTATCGTCTATACCGATTAACGCCCCTATTTGCTCATGAGGCAAGCCAAGACCAGCCGATGTTTCGACTAATCGCTTGTTTTCTTCTGTTGGCTTATGCTCTACCATTTTTTTAAGGGGAAATGTTGTTAACTTGTAAATCAGTGGAGCGTATAGGTAGGTGTTGCACCTCCGCTGTTTCGATGGACTCGATCATCGCCTGCTTTATACGCTTAGGATAAGGTTTTGCTAATTTTGCAATCTTTTGTCTCATTGCTTCATCTAATGGCATTAAGTATCTATGTTTACCTGAAACAATTTTTTTAAGTAAATTTTTTTGGTCAACTCCAGCATCATCTACTGTTTTCTTATGTGACCATTTACCATTGTAAAAAACTTTGATGGCTTTAGAACTTTCACCAGTATAAATCCAATTACAAGCCTGATATATACCTCCATGATGTCCTTGCTCTGGGTCAGCATAAGAAACTATTAACCTTAAATTATTTTGAGATTTTTTTAAAAACTTAATAGAAAAAGACATTATTTTGCTAACTGGAGTTATATGTTTATTTAATGCAACTCTCACTAATTCACATCCTTGATCTTGGGTTAATCCAAATGGACTTAACATATTATTATTTGCACCACGACCAAAAATTATTACTCCTATAAATATTTTATTTTCCCAAACACCAATTTTTGCAAGTTTCCCAACAGGAACACATTTACTATAATGCCATTTCTCACAAGCAAACTTTGCAGCTTCATGAGTAGCCCAATCAATTTTTAATTCAGGCTTCACGAGCATCAAACTCCTTACCGCAATGTGGGCAACATATCCATTTAGGATCAAGTTGATCTAGCTTGCCTTGATCTTCTTCTGATCCAGCATCAAAGTTAATTTCTTGAGTGAAAGTTTTTAAATCTTCTGGTTTAAATCCTAAAACTTCTAAATTAAATTTAGAATCCTTAAGATCAAGCAACTCTAAAGATAAAAGCTCAGTATCCCATCCAGCATTTAACGCTAGTTGATTATCTGCAATAACATAAGCCCGCTTCTGGGTATCAGTCATGTCCTTTAACTCGATTACCGGAACTTCCTTATAACCTAGCTTTCTTGCAGCCATTAGCCGCCCATGACCTGCAATAATCCCATTCTCTGCATCCACCAATATAGGATTAGTCCAGCCAAATTCCTTAATACTCGCCGCGATCTGGGCTATCTGTGCATCAGAATGAGTCCTGCTGTTTCTGACATAGGGAATTAGTTTATCTACAGTAACTGTTTTTATCTGCACTTGCACTATCCTTTGGATGTCATGCGTAAAATATTTCGTACATATCTGGCCTGTTAGCCCTTAACCACGCCTTCGGTTCCTCTAAACACTTCTCGTAATCCATTCCCACTGTTTGTGATCCAGCATGATGAACATACGCCCTGCTCACGAAATGCTTATACCCCGCCCTACTCATGTCCATACAGATTATATTATCTGAAAACCAATTGATACTAGGAAATTTAGCTACTCCCCATGCCTCTTTATTGATTACCGCACATATAGGAGCTATTACTTCAGCCTCTTTAATATTTCCTTCGCTTAAGTATTTCAGACCTTGAATCCCATCATTCTCTATAGGAAACCTTATATTCTGGTGATGCAATACATAATCCGATCTTGCACCTAGCCAACCTACCTTAAATTCTCTATCAACTGTTAAATGCTCATAGTCTTTCTTTAACAGTTCTAACGTAGTCGGCGTAAATACTACATCGTCGTTGCATACAATCAATGAATCATGTCTGGTAAACGCATAATCGATAATCTCGTTATATGCATCCCCGAAATTGGTAGCACTATTTGGCTTGAAGATGATATTTCCGTAGTCTCTAGTTCTTGCCCATAATCCCAAATTATTACCGCTAAGGAATATTGGTATATCTGGGGCATATTGTTTGAGCGATTCAAGAAGAACATAAACTGACGGGCTATTGACTGTAGCTATTACGATTGCTTGCATTAAATGTCCTATTTAGAACGTCTTTAAAAGCATCATTAAATGGCCTCGCCTTAGTCTTACCTTCCATCTGGCGAGTAATACTTGCACCCATTAAATCAATGTAATATTGCAATAACGCAAAATACTTTTCCTCTGATACAAACTTCCTATATTCCCGAATCAACCACAACATAATTACCGGAAATACATAGTCATAGTCGTCTAACCATTCAGCCGTTCCCCAAAAGTTAAACGTCTTAGGACTCTGGCTGTAGACTGCTTTTGTATCTTTAGTGAAACATTCAATCAGCGGAACATTGTGTATCTGTCTAATCTTTGCATCTGTCTCGTCATTCTCTACGGGTTTATCCCACTTACAAGCCTCCTGACGGAAACAATTGACCATCAACTCACCTAATAGCGTATCCGCTACATTAGGATCGATAAGATCAGGAAACTTACACTCTACTATTCCCTCATATTTCCCTTTGATATTCCCCATTGGAACATCAGGAAACGCATCCCAGACTCTACCTGCATCATCCGGGCTAAATGCCATTGTGTTGCAATAAATGTAATCTACATCGTAATTCGTCAGGACAAGTAGTTCACCTATTGAGCCGGGAATCAGGTAATCATCATCCCCAATAATCCAGACAAACTTTGACTTAAACGGCAGGTTATACGCATAAATAAAATTAGCCGCAGCACCTAGATTCTCTGCGTTATGCCTAACTTCTATCCATTTCTGAGCGTTAAGATATTCTTTAGTCCCGTCTGTACTTCCATTATTCGAGACAAATATCTTTACCCTGTCCTCATAGCCCTTTAAATCATATCTAATTGCTCTTAGACAATTCTTGAGCTTACTTAACCGATTGTAAGTCGGTATATAAATTGTTAGGTCTACCATTTAACCTTATCAGCCCAATACGCAGCAGACATCTTTCCCTTAGCGATATTTGACGCATGGCGGGCTTTAAACGAGGCTCTACGGGCTTTATCAGCCGCAGACTCACCTTCTCTAGCAGGAGAGCCAGAAACGCCTTGCTGACCGAATCTGATGAGTTTTACCTGATCGCCAGACTTAGCCAATACCGCATGGCTTTTGGTAGGATGACTCGGAGTTTTCTTTGGCTTGTTATAGCCAGCAAACTCCTCTTTCCCGCGCTTAATCATTTCTTCCTCGGCTTTGCAGTCTTAGCAGCTTCCTTAAAGTCAGTCTTACTCGGAGCACCTTTAGTTCCCGGCTTACGCATCTTCTCGCCAGAACCCTCAGCTATACGCTTACGCTTGGCGTGGATTGCATCGTATAAACCCGGATCGCCCTTTTTTTTCATTTGTACGCTCCAACAGATAAACTTAAATTTTCATCACCCAAAAATGTAGCAACATCCTTACACAATTCATAAAAATCATCATATTTAAAATCTGATTTCATTCTATTTATAGCTTGGCAAACAAGAATTGTGTTGTCTTTTGTATAACCAATAGAACTATCAATCCGTTCAATAGAAACAGTTTCTAGTTTGCCAGCATCAAGCGTCATTTTTCTACCGCTATATGCACAAATTTCGTCTTGCTGTTTCCAAAAATTAACAATATCTTCTACAGATAACAAAAATTCTTGATTACGTTTTGCCGCACTTTTTCTTGCATTTTGTAAAAATATTTTTGCTCTACCCTCAATTGTAGAATTTTGTTTAGCCCTAGATTTATTATTTCCTTCAGTGCAACATGACTTGCACCAACTATGGAATCCATCTGAAGTTTGATGATGCTTAAAGAAAAACTCATAAGACTTTTCTTGTTTGCATCTAAAACAAAACTTCATTTCTTCTTGGCCTTCATCTTAGACTTGCCAGCAACTGAAAGCGCAATCGCAATTCCTTGTTTCGGATTAGTAACAACTTTACCGCCTTTGCCTGAGTGCAATGTGCCAGCCTTGAACTCTGACATGACCTTGCCAACCTTCTTCTCCATCTTGGTTTTCTTCACGATTTAACCTCTAAATGGTTATTATCAAAAAGTAATCCTATCGTCTTTCTATGCGCTTCTTCCCACATTTCCAGCCGTTCAGCCTTACTCAGATTCTTGCCTTGATCTAGTTCCATATGGCACAAAAAACAAAGACTAGCAATCCGAAAATCACTAGCCTTTATACCCTTTCCTTTCCCATCTCGCAACTGGTTCGAGTGTGCTGCTACTACCGTTCCGTCCTGCTTTCCGCAGTGCTGGCATGGGAACTCTCTCACTATCTCTAATAGCTTTTTGTTTCTGTAAATCATCAATCATCCGCTTTCGCCACAGACTCATTTTATGCAAAATCTCTTAAAGGATTAACCAAATCAATAATGCTAGGATCAATTAATTCCAATCTGTTAATACCATACTGTGACTCTATTTCTACAACCCTATTAGTAGGTACAAATCCTTGCCTGTTCCAATGGCTTATAGCTTGCTGAGTAACACCCAACTGAAAAGCTAGTTCTTTTTGGTTTCCAGCAGATTTAATCGCTTTATAAATTCCAGTTTTGTTAGTCATGTTTATCCTAGTAAATCAGTTAATAGCAAACAATTTTTAATGGCTTCTGCTGGAGTTTTACCTTCAGCAATTCGTTTCCCATATACCGCAACAAACTTATCACCATGATCTGCAATATCTATTCCACTAACATTGCGATATTTCATTATCGTAGAGAAATAAGCCACTATCTCATTATCTGTTTCTGGCGGAGGACATAACAATAAAATGTCTTCTAGAATCTCAATGTTATCCATTACTCTCCTTTAATTTTTCTATTTCTGCTTGCAAACGTTTAATTTCCTCAAGAGCTTTTTTACAGATAAAACCATACTTTATTTCTTGTTTACATAACTTATTATGCTCATATTCATGTATAGCATCCAATGGAACAGATTCTAAATAATCAATTATTGGCAAATCTTGCCTTTTCTTAATATTATTTTTTGAATCAACTTCAATATCTTCATTAATTAAAAAAGAAATATCAACATCAAAATACTCAGCAACACGAGATAATTTATCCAAAGAAGGCATTGACCTATTTCGACAAACATCACTTTCCCATTGAGCAACTGCCGGTCTAGCTACTCCAATTATCTTAGCAAGTTGCTCTTGTGTAACTTTTGGTGTTTTTGAGTTTCTTAAATACTTTATTTTCTTAGCGAGACTTTTTGTATATTGATCTTTAAAGTAAAAGTCATATTCAGATTTCATTGAGTATTCCTGTCTATATTCCGATTAGAAGCCTCTAACGTCCTAAATACATCAATCCTTGCCTGAGCCGCTACCAACATCCAACGAAGCCTTTCAGCCTCCTCTACAGCTTCTTTCAGCCCTTCAACGCATTGAATGTACTCAGCACAACTATACGCATCTGCTTCTTTCTCAGCCATTGTATTTTTTAATGAATTCTTGAACCCAATAGCCTTAACTGTCTTTCTATGTTCAGTTAAGTAAACAACTTCTGCTTTGGCTTGTGCATATGCGGCTGCGTTTTTTATCAAAAAGTCAACTGCCTCATTAGGATCTATTTGTTTCATAAATTAAATTTTATCTATATGAAAGATTTTGCATCACAGCAATCGTAGTTATATGATTCTTTTGAAAAACGCAGTTTTCTTTCAATGTCATCTAACAATTTTTTATCTGCATCTGTGTTTAACTTTGCTCTAGCACCTTGAAGTTTTGACCATTTTTTTATTGTTTGCCTTGATACAGTTGTTTCCGGCCTTCCTGTCCACGAGCAACGCCTAATGGCAAAATCAATATAAGCCAATAATCCACGCCTAGATTTGCACCAATCATCATCAGGCCAATACTTAACAGTGCGAACTGCCCTCCATGAGCCACTAGGCATAATTAATATATCTCCAACACAAATAGTTTCTCGCCAATCCGAAAGAGGATTAAAGTATTTTGATTTTTCATTATTCATATTTATTTTTTTCCATAATATTTATTAGCATCAATAGTGCCTATTGCATTATTTTGACGCAACAAATATATTTCTATCGATTAACTATCTGCTATAGCTTAAATCTCTTAAGTTGTTCCATTACTGCGTTATAGGCTTCCTCAGATGTTGCTACAGTAGCAACTTGACCTCGCCAGTTGTGATGCCAGATAACCTGATCTGGAGTCAGCTTCTTAGTCTCATCTCTCTTTATTTCTAGTAATACATTAACACCTTTGTAACCTACTAATAAATCAGGGCATCCTTTACCTACGCTATGTAAATGCTGGACTTCCATGTGATGTTTTCTTAGAAACTCTACGATGGACTTCTGGTTTTCGTCTGTTCTAGCTGCTCTAATCACGCCAGTCTCCCCATTGACCTCTATTTCCTAGTTCCCATTGTTTTTTACAATCATCAATTAACTTCTTTGCTTTTTCTTTTCTTTTTTCCTGAACCATAGATAAATATTTCATAGCCTCATCTCTATTAGTAGCTCTTATTGCTAAGACGTATCTGACTTCACACCTATGGCGCAAATCTTCCACCGTTATCGAAGTCAATTGGAAACCCTCCTAATCTTTCTACGAACTGCTGGCTGCTTGAGTGAAACCATAACTTGTACCACTCTGTAGCATCACCATTTCTCTGCTTCTCACACATTAAATATGTATCTGCAATATCATCCAGACCAACTTCACCTTGCTTCAACATATTCTCTTTCTTTTTGTTTCTCCAAACCAAGAACACGTTATCCACTTGATCTGCTATCGATCCTGAACCCTTCAAATCATTCTTGTTCGGCTGCTTCTCATCAGTCTCTTGCTTCCTGATATGATGAATCAAGTGAATATGAACATCATGATCCCTAGCCAATGAGCACATCTCATCAACAAACCGCTTCTGCTCGTTATAGTCATCCTCTTTCTCTACGCACTTCATCAACGAATCGATAAAGATATGCGTTATTCCTTTTTCCATAGCGCAATATCTCGCCATCGCTATCGTCTTATTTGGCGTAGTAGTTCCTTGCTGATCGTAAATAAATAACTTGCCTTTGATAAACTTAGCAAACCTCGCCATCAACGGACTGATATATCTACCCCTATCCGATGCCAGTGGATCATCAATAAACTCACCGCTGAACTGACGAATCATTCGCCATAACGTCAATTTCGGCTGCATCTCAAACGACGCGATACATACTTTCTTGCCTTGACGCACTAAATTCAAAGCAATTTGCCCTGTGATAAGAGACTTACCCGAACCGTTAGTCCCACCATAAACCGTTACCTCACCCATCCGAAACTTGAAGTCTCCATGAGTCGTAGTCCACGGCATAGTTACATTACTGTCAACACTAGGATTGATATAGCTTTCTTCCATCTCAGCAAGCCACTCAGTCGCATCCTTCACTTGAGTAGTTACATCATGGAAATGTAGGTACTTGTCTACATCAATGTTGCGCGACGATATTTTTTGCTGACGGATAACTTCATCAAGCTGCTCTGCCCTAATTTCAAGTGTATTTTTCATCTATCTCTCCAACTACGGCACATATACGCTCAAAAGCCACGTTTAAACGCTCTAAATCGCCTTCTGAGACGTTTTTTCCGCGAGTTATATCTCTAGCTACCAACGCGACGACTAACGCCTCAAATCGCGTTATTTTCAATAGGTCGGATGGATAGAACGGTTTGCGCTCTGGTTTGGCAGGTTTGACACGATAAGCCAAAGAATCATCATCAGGTGGGAAAAGATCAGTCAGTCTCATTCCTACAGACTCAACTATTTCCGCAGCAGAACATCCAGCAAAGCACTTGACGAGGATTCGCCCGTCATCCAGTTCTCGAACCGCGAGGGATGGAGACTTATCGCCATGAGCAGGACAACAAGCAGTCCAGCGACCATTACGTCCATGAACTTTCTGTAATTGCGAAAGGAAGTCATCAATCATTTTGCCCTCCGAAGCATTTCATCAAAATCGCTGGATGGCTTATTTTTTGACTTTACCCAATCAGCCTTAAATGCAGTCCATCCTCTAACGCACATTTCCTCCATTGCTTGCGATAAAGTAATTCCAGCATTTTTAGCTTCAGATCTAATTTTCGTTAAAACAAGTTCAGTGACAGGAGCCTTCTTTTTCTCGCGCAACTTCTTAAAGTCCTTCCAAAGTTCTTCAGAAATATCATCAGGACGCGCAAGCGTAATCTTCTCTCTCTCTGTCTCTCTCTCTGTCTCTGGGATAGCAACTTGATAGCAAGGTGCTAGCATAGTGCTAGCATCAACAAAAAAGCCTTTATCTATCAAAGGCTTAAGTCCTGACTCTATATCCTTGCTAGCAATGTGCAAGCGAAATGCTAGCTCCTCGATAGCAGCATCAAAACTACCATCTTTTGACTCACTTGCTAGCAACCAAAGTAAAGGTGCTAGCGCCTTGCTAGCGATTGGAAGATTAGCAAAAGTCCTATCGTTAAGAATGTCACGATGCAACTTTATCCAAGGTGGGCAACGGTCTTTGTAGTGCTGGAATTTCCCCCAATTTTTAGGAACGAGAATCATCATCGCTCCTTTCAATTTGGATTTCAGATTCAAAAATAGTTTCCGCTTTCTCAATAAGTTGAGGAAGCTTACTTAACAACCATTTTGCTTGATTTGGATTTAATACAACGAGCTGATCTTCTTCAGGATAATCAAGTTGCTTAATGCAAACGTTACCTATTGAAGAAACATAAATTTCAGTCGTTAATGTTGCTTGATATGCAAATAACATATATGCCTCACGTTCTTGGCTATCGTTACAGAAGAATCAAGGCAGGACGGTAACGAATCGTCTTTTCGGTAGCTAACCTAGCCTTTGAGAAAACTATACCTTGTTTCCGCGCAATGTGCAAATCCTACAAAGCTCAGAATTTTGAAACTGAATCGCTGACCTAGTTTTCTTGCAGCTAGGACAGACTTTCTTGTTAAAACTATATATTGTTTGGGTTTTGGACTTTGATTCTACTGTTGCAGTATTTGAAACTTCTGGCTTCAATTGGCTGACCTCTTGGAGATTCTTTAGGTAAAAACGTCTTTAATGGCTTGAACTCTTTAGGCTCCCTAGATGGCACTATATCTTTATCCTCTAGGAAAGGTTCATTCTGTGTAATTGGGAAGTATATATTGTCTTTACACTTAATACACCCTAGACGAACCAGTGTATTTAGCTCACTGGTCATTTCGTAGTGAGCAGGAAGCCCGAATAACCCATGCTTTTCTATGATCCTGTGAGTCGTTATGCCACGAGATTTGTTAACAATTTGATATAACTCGTACCTGCGACTTCCTTTTTTTGGGATATACATTTTACCTATTGGTTAATTAAAGTTAATAGAAATGTTTTTTACACACAACCATTGTTTTATGTGAATATTGTCTTACCGCAATGCGCGGCGTTAACTAGGAGATCAATATGAAAGCAGTTTCTCAAATTGGCAAGAATAAACGCAAAATTAAACGAGCATTGAACCGAGTTATTTTGGTTCTACGCAGAGAAAAACAATATGCGATGGTTTCTCAATATATTAAGGCCAAACAGTTCTAGGAGATTAATATGAAACGCCATGAATTTGAATACGAGTGCCTCCAGATGATCCTTGATAAGAAATCACAAGACTTTGTTGATGGCATGACTGAAGGTGACTTGCGTGAAAACATGATCGAGTTCTTTAATGTTTGGGCTACCCATCGTCACAATCCTGAAGCATTGAGCAGTCATCTGTCAAGGTTCATCGCAGGAATGATTGCTTATGAGTCTAAACACTCAAAGTACGTTAATGATGAGCCTACTGCTGAAGATATTTGGAACTACCATCAAGATATGAAAACTATGCAATGGGAGAACCGTCATGACTATTGATGAGATGAAGCAAAAACTTGATGAGATTGCACACAAGAATGCTCACTGGAAGAAATGCCAAGACGGAAGTTATGAGCGAGCACTAGACGAAGATGGTTACTGGAAATTATTAAATGAATATAGGAGGCTAACCAATGAAAACTAATATGCACAACTGGGAAATCGCAGAGCTTGTCTACACTATCCGATTGCTGGCAAATAACCTTGAGGATAAAGAGAACAAGACTCCTGAAGAAGAAGAAATCCTAACTATTGCTTACGAGGCTCTCATGATCCCACCGAGAGACATTCATGAACTCGCTAATATTATTGAATCCAATGAAAACTTTGCTTAATACTAACGATTGGTTTTCTCACCATCCTCTCATTTGTGGTGCGATAATGATTGTTCTATACATTATTGCTTGCTCTATATGAAAGACGAACGCTCAATTCTATACAAGAAAGACTATGTTCCAGCCGCTAAGACTGACATACGCAAGACTTTTGCTCGCATTATTAAAGAGCAGAAAAAGATGGCAGAGGTACAAACTACTAAGGAAACACAACCTCTCAATATTGTGCAGTATAAAAAATATAAAGGCTAAATATGACTGACTATCAACAGCAAGCTGAACATGAGCAGCAGCAATGGCTCGTCTATCAAAAACTCCAGCAAGCCCGAATCAAGCTCCAATCTACGCAACTCAAGAAGTCTGGACACAATAAGTTTAATAATTATTATTATTTTGAGCTCGGAGATTTCTTGCCGACGATTAACCAGATATTTTATGAACTCGGACTCTGCTCTACTGTCAGCTTTACTGCGGATAACGCTGTGCTACGTATCATTGATACTGATACTGGTGGGGCTATTTCATTTACTAGCCCGATGGCTGAAGCCAATATGAAAGGTAATCAGCCTGTACAGAATCTTGGAGCTACACAGACTTACTTACGGCGTTATTTATACGTTAATGCACTTGAGATCGTAGAACATGATGCAATAGAGCCTATAACTGGCGAAGATAATCCTAAATCTGCTAAAGCCATTACGCTTGATGTCTTTGACAATATGAGCAAAGAAGATCAGGATGAAATTGAAGGAATTGCAGTAGAAGCTAGGATGTTAATTGAGAAGGGCGACGTAAATGGTGCAGTTGAATATATTAATACTAAGGAACTAGACGCAGACTGGAAAACAGCACTGTGGTCTAGGTTTGACTCTAAGCAACGTAGCGCATTGAAAAAGGCATCGGTGAAATGAACGAAATACTATTAATCACAGGTTTAGCCATTGGAATGATTATGGGCTTAATTACTGGTTTTTTCGCAGCTTGGCATTTGTTTAAGGGTAAATAATGGAATACGACAATACTAATCGTGGCACTCTATACCGTAATGAAAATAAGCAGGAAGAAAAGCATCCAGACTATTCAGGAAGCATCAATGTAGGTGGAAAGGATTACTGGCTATCAGGATGGATTAAAGAGTCTAAGAAAGATGGCAAAAAGTTTTTCAGCCTGTCAGTTAAGCAGAAAGAGAAACAGAACCCATACGCTAAACCAAAGCAGGAGCCTGAAAAATTCATTGATGATGATATCCCTTTTAATTAAAACGGGTCTATAATGGGTTAGTCTTTAGCACGAAAGGTTAATCATGACTCGTTCAAAGGAATGTTTTAAGTGCAAGATCGTCAAGCCATTAGATGAGTTTTATAAACATAAGATGATGGCTGACGGTCATCTCAATAAATGCAAAGAATGTGCAAAAAAAGATGTAAGCAAACATCGAGGAGAAAATCTTGAAAAAATACGGCAATACGATAGAGATAGAGCAAAACTTCCACATAGATTAGAGCTAAGAAAAGCAATTAATAAAAGATGGGGTGAACATCATCCAGATAGAAGAAGAGCTCAACAAAAATTAAGACAAGCAGTTAAATATGGATTAGTAAAAAAACATCCTTGTTGGGTTTGCGGTGAAAAAGCAGAAGCTCATCATCCAGATTATTCAAGTCCTCTTGATGTTGTTTGGTTGTGTGTTATTCATCATAGGCAAACTCATGCTTTAGTTAAATTCTGATCTACGGGAGTCCACCTGTTCAAGGTCTGTGCAGGTTTTCAACGGACTCCCACCAGTTACCGGAGGGCAGAAACGCACCACTGCTTTCGAGAAAGACGGTAATGACAG